TTCAATTGATATTCAAGTGTTCTTTTTTATAAAATTTTGGGTTCTAATTTAGTATCTATGTTTTCTCTCATTTGAGAGTTCTTGCATTTATTGGCAACGCCAACTCTTACATGGAGATCATTGGTAACATTTGCAAGTATGTTATCAATGGTTAGTAATTCTCTAGCCAAATTGTACTGTTTATACTTGTCTGCAATGCACCAAGACATAGCAGTACGGGTGCTATGAAAATACCCTTGTTCGTCATCATTTATGTATACCTTGTATCCTTGCGGATTTGAAACAATAGTATAGTGATCAAACACTTGGTAACAACCATCATTGCTTTGCCATATAATTGTTGGTAGCAAGTGTTTAAATTCTTCACGAACTAACTGTTCAAACTGGTGTTCTTTGATCATTTTACTACGTAGTGTGTGAGTAGCCATGCTAGTGCTCCTAGTAACGAAACAATAATACCGATTCCCCAGTTAATTAACCGATCGTTATTTTTTGTTGCCATTGCTTCAACAGTGTGTTTAACTGTGGCTATATTTAACGATAACGTGGTTAGTTTGTCTTCTAGGGACTCTAATTTCTCTTCGAGAAACTTGTAGCGTTCAGCACATAATTCAACATGCGCTTCCAGGCTCTTTTTTTCAATGTCAGTAGTATCAACCATAGTTAATTATTTATGGACAAAGTATCAAACCAGATGTTCTGCTGAGCTCCGGTGGTAACCAATGATGGTGTTAAAAAATGTTTCTCATCCAGTCCAGCTAACATTGGAACACCTTCGCAGTCACTGTGCAATACTGCAAACTCTTCAGATCCAACAGCAAACAAATTTTCAATTTCTGTAGAGAACTCAAACTGCCAGGTATCATTGAACATAGCTGGCGTAGATAAATCAAATATCTGCGTTCTTAGTTGTAGTAGTTGGGTCAGTGTTTCCCAGTTGCGCTGTTGATTACGTGCTCGGTTCCAGTCTGTTTCATTATATATCATGCTACCTGCTGCATCTGCAAAAGGGATTCGTGACGGTTTGAAGTGGCCAGTAACACCAGTGGCTGTAATATCAAATAATGTACGGCATAGAACTTTCATGAGCATGCTATTTAACAGCCAATAAAAAACCCCGGAATAAACCGGGGTTGTTTACTAAACGTATTAAACGATTAGGTTGTTAGCTTGAAGCCAGCGTTTGTGCATGAGCTGAATTGGTTAGTACCAACTTCGCCTGCAACGTTAGCAGTGCTCAACATTACTGTTGCGTTAGCAAATGCGCCAACTGGGTAAACAGCAACGCTCAAAGCTGTAGTATCAACTTGATACATAGCAACTGTAGAAACTTGCTGAATAGCCTGGATAGCGTTAGCAACGAATTCGTTTACGCCGCTTTGTGTAGCCATGCTGTTAGCAGCTACCAAGCGGAAGAACTCCAGCTTAGGACCTGCAGGTTGTACTGTACCTGTAACGCCACCTGTTGATGTAGATGGTGCTACTGGACCGTTTTGTACGTCTAGTGCGAATACTGGTTGTGCATCGCCATTAACTCTTGTGATATATGCCATTTTTAATTCTCCTAATATATGAGTACGTTGACTCTACTTTTATTTAGTCATTTGAGAAAAAATTAGCTCGTAGCACCGGCTTTACGGGTAGGGTCTGCAAACCCGCCGGATGTTCTACTGACTACTTTAGCACGGCCAGCAGGGGTACTAAACACCCAACCTTCTTGTCCAGGCTGCTGCTGATCTAGCTGGCGCTGTAGCTCGATCTTGAGTTCGTGTAATTTGTTCCATGTAGCAAATGCAACGCTCATTCCTAGTGTATTAGATCTAGGGCTGTTCAAGTACTCTACAATATTGTTGTATTTGCGTGGGTTTACCGCAGTTTGCAGCCAAGTAACAAAGTGTGTCGGCGTTGCTTCTGAGTAATCGGTACCCTTGAGACTGTTAATATACTTTTCCATCAATGCAGGCAAGTCAGTAATTTGGGCAGAACGAAGTTCAGCAGGATTTAATAGTCCTTGCAGTGCTTGTGCATTTTCACCACGGGTGTAACTGCTTAACTCGCTCATGATTTTTCTGTTGAGTTTTAGATTTTCTAAGTTATCAACTGTTGCGCCTGTTAGCATTAACCCAGGAACTTTTTTAAGTTTAGCTTGTGGATTGCTAACAAACTGCTCTACATCGTGTGGATCATCCATGTAAGTGTGTACTGCAATACCCACTTTACTTTTGGCAATTTCTTGTCCCAATGGACTGCTTACTGGAATACGATACTGAATACCGCCGTGCTGGTTCGGTTGGAATACCAAGTTGCCTGCATCTTCTACATAAGGACTTTCGGGGAAATACAACAAGTCACCCTTCATGTAGCCGCGGAAGTTCTTGGGAACAGCAGCTTCAAAGTAAGGCCATATATCTTGATATGTCTTGCTCAGCTGTGATCTGTCTGTTGCTTTGCCCTTGCTTGCTGCCGCTGCATCGCGCTGCTTTAGAATTTTGTCCATCATGCCCGGGCTTGTTGCTAGACCGTTATACCCAACCGCAGTAGCACCGGCTTTGTCAGTTAGCACAAAGTTGCCATCTTTATCACGACCAAAAATCACAGCAGGAGAACCGTCCCACTTGATAGTGGCATGTGTTTTGGTATCCTGTGCGGTTTGTTTGATAATGTCCACAGCTTTACGAGCACCATTAAGTCCTGCTTGGAATACAAAGTCTTCAATGTAAGGAATACGAGGATTCTTGGCTTCGTATAATGTGCGCTCTGATGCTTGATCTTCGATCAGTGCATACATGCCTTGATTTACAATACGATCTCTTAATCGTGCTAGGAAATAAACATCATTTTCGTTCAGTTGCGGCTCTTGTATTCCTTCGCGGGCCAAGTACTCACGGAAGTCTTTAAGTTTAGCATCACGATCTTTATCTTTAGACAACGACGAGTAAATTGTCTCAACATTTTTTAAACTGTCTTTGGTGTGTCCAGGTCCTAGCAGTACACTAGCAACATAGTCCGGGTCCATACCATTTGGAACCAGTTGATTAGTTGCACGACTAAACATACCGTTAGCGCCCACCTTGAGTCCAAGATGCTTGGCAAGAGAGCTCATTAAAACATTTCTGTTCATTCCCTTGAA